CACTAACATGTAAGTGAGTGCTCACATACCCTAGCTGTAAGTAAGTGCTCACTAACTTAGGGGGTGGGGGTAGGGCCGAGCGGCAGGGCCAGCCGGTAGCGGAGGGGCTGCAAACAAAATTTTTTTTAATAAAAAATCGTATACTTCGGGCACACGTACCAGTGGCTGGAGAATCCATGTTTTACTCGCTTCCATTTGAGGCGCGCAAAGTCGAAGCGACAGAGGCGCGCTTAAACCGAATCTACGATGCTGCCAAGTTGGGCCTTAAAGGCGACAGCTTGGCTATGGCTGCGGGCATGTTGCCTACCGAGTACCGCCAACTGTGCCAGCTTGACCCAATTGCCGAGGTCGCCGCGTTAAAGGGCAAGGCTGATGGCGAGATAGAAGCCTCACGCCAACTGCACAAAGCCGCCGCCGAAGGGGACGCCAAGGCCAGCCTGGCTATTCTGCAACACGTCCACGGCTGGGTCGCCAAGCAGGCCATCACCATCGACGTGGATCAGCGCATCTCGATCACCGCCGCCCTGGCCGAAGCCGAGCGGCGCGTCATGGACGTTATCGAGAACAACCCAAGTGAATACCTCACGCCAAAACTAGATGCAGTCCACCAAGTACAGCGCTGAAGACGAACAAGAGTTGATGGCGCGGCTGTGGTCGCCCCAGATCAAGGACAACCCGCTGGCGTTCGTGATGCTGTTGTTCCCGTGGGGCGTCAAGGGCACGCCGCTGGAGCATTTCAGTGGGCCGCGCAAGTGGCAACGCGAGGTGTTGCAAGACATCGCAAACCACATCAAGCAAAACGGCGGCAAGATTGACTTCGATACCCTGCGCGAAGCGGTCGCGTCAGGCCGCGGTATCGGCAAGTCGGCCCTCGTCTCATGGCTGGTTATCTGGATGTTGTCCACGCGGATCGGCTCAACGACCATTGTGTCGGCCAACAGCGAGTCGCAGTTGCGTAAGGTGACCTGGGCCGAGATTACCAAGTGGCTGGCGATGGGGCTGAACAGTCACTGGTTCGAGGTCAGCGCAACCAGTCTGCAACCGGCCAAGTGGCTGACCGAGTTGGTCGAGCGCGATCTGCGTAAGGGCACTCGGTATTGGGGTGTTGAGGGCCGGCTGTGGTCGGCTGAGAATCCAGACGCGTTTGCGGGTGTGCACAACATGGACGGCGTGCTGGTCATCTTCGACGAGGCCTCGGGTATTGATGACGCCATCTGGGCGGTGACGGCGGGCTTCTTTACGGAGAACACGCCCAACAGGTTCTGGTTTGCGTTCTCCAACCCCCGCCGCAACACGGGGTACTTCTACGAGACGTTTCACTCCAAGCGCGACTTCTGGAGCACCAAGGTGGTGGACGCCCGCACGGTCGAGGGGACAGACAAGGCGGTCTACCAGCAGATCATTGACGAGTACGGGCCGGACTCGGCCCAGGCGCACGTCGAGGTGTACGGCCAGTTCCCAAGCGCGGGGGATGATCAGTTCATCGGCGCCAATACGGTGGACGAGGCCATGAAGCGGGTCAAGTACCAGGACTTGAGCGCGCCGATTGTGATCGGGGTCGATCCGGCGCGGTTTGGTGCGGACGCAACGGTCATCGCCGTGCGGCAAGGACGCGACATTGTGAAGATTATCAGGCACCGAGGCGATGACACCATGACCGTGGTGGGGTATGTGATCGACGCCATTGAGGAATACAAGCCCACGCTGGTCGTCATTGACGAGGGCGGGCTGGGGGCGGGCATTGTGGACAGGCTCAAAGAGCAGCGCTACAAGATCAAGGGCGTAAATTTTGGAAACAAGTCCAAAAACCCAATCATGTACGGCAACATGAGGGCGCAAATGTGGGGCGACATGCGGGAGTGGCTCAAGACGGCCAGTATTCCGAACGACAGGTTCTTGAAGACCGACTTGATTTCGCCTATGATGAAGCCTGATTCACGTGGAACAATCTTTTTGGAGTCGAAAAAAGACATGAAGGCGCGTGGTTTAGCCTCGCCAGACGCTGCGGACGCTATTGCAGTGACGTTTGCCTTTCCCGTGGCCCATCGGGGCGAGTACAATGCGCGCACAACCACCCGCCGGACGTATTCAGACACTTCGGCCAACACATCTTGGATGGGAAGCTAGATGGCAACGAAAAAAACTGTTTCTTTGTCTGTCGGACGCGGTGAAAAACTGCCCGTATCCAAGGGCGCTGGCTTAACTGAAAAAGGGCGCGCAAAGTACAACGCTGCGACTGGCTCAAACCTCAAGGCGCCAGCCCCAAACCCCAAGACCAAGGCAGACCAAGGCCGCAAGGATTCATTTTGTGCAAGAATGGGCGCCGTAGCGGCCAACGCCAAAGACGGCGAACGCGCTAAAGCAGCCCTTAAACGATGGAAGTGCTAATCATGGCAACAAAACCTGGCTTGTACAGTAATATCGCGGCAAAACGCGAACGTATCAAAGAAGGCAGCGGCGAAAAGATGCGAAAGCCTGGCGCTGCTGGCGCTCCGACAGCCAAGGCATTCAAAGAGTCTGCCAAAACCGCGAAGAAAAAATAAATGAGCGACAGCAAACCCATTGGCGTTGCGTACCGCGATCAAGACATTGATGGCGGCGTGATTGGCCGCACCGACCCTAAATTCATGCGCGGCACTACGGTGTACGCTACCGAGGAATTGGGCTACTGCTCATGCGCTTTTGGTGAAGTGACTCAGTTGACTAGCAAATCCACGCCTGTGACGCTGAACACCCCGACTGGACGCATTACTATGGACGACGCGTCGCTGGGCAATAATTCGACAGTCGTTTTTCGCATGACCAATAGCACTATCAAAACCAATGATGTGTTAATCTTAAACATATCGGGTGGCGTGGCTGGCGCAGGTGAGTATGTGGCGTATGTTGGTGATATTGGTACAGGCTATGCTGACATTGCATTGGCTAACCGCAAAGGTGGTGGTGGTGCTTTGAGTGAAGCTGTGAAAATCACATTTAGCACTATTCACAACCGCGACGATTAAGGACTGTTATGCCGCTTGTCAAGTCAAAAACACCCGAAGCCTTTCGCAAAAACGTCAAGGCCGAAGTGGCTGCTGGCAAGCCTGTGAAGCAGGCCGTTGCAATAAGTTATGCTGTAAAACGCGAAGCGGAAAAAAAATCTACTTTGCGTCGTTCCAAATAATTCTCATGCGTTCTTCAAGTTCAATTTTTTGGTGGTCTGCATTTGACAATACGGCTAAATTTTCTAGCCGGTTGTCATGCGAATTACCGTTGATGTGGTGAACATGTTCCCAAGACTCCAACTTTCGGCCCAAATGTTGCGACATCAAATGCCGGTGGACGCGCACTTGTTTTCCGTCTATAGTGACAGTCTTGTAAGTGTGTTTAGGCTTATTAGTGGGCTGAAAACGAAGATGCGAAAATTGTTCAAGATGTACTTTTGCCAAGCACGATCGGGAACAATATTTTGCTTTTTTAGCCCTGTACGGCGGGACGTAATAGCTAGCCCCACAGCAATCGCAAATTTTGTTGACGCCGGTGGGGCGTCCATAATTAGGCATACGCTACTCCAATGCATGTTGTTATTGCGTAGTGTAGCACCAAAAGGCATAAAATAATGGCAGACCCAACAGGCATAGTCGCCGCCGCAGCCGTTGCTGTTGGTGGTTCAGCCAAAGACAAAAGCGATGCGGATGTGTTGGCAACAGCACGTTCACGTTTGGACATGGCCGTATCGGCTCTGTCTGAGTCGCGTGAAGATGAAGTAGACGACCTGAAGTTTTACGCCGGCTCGCCCGACAACCACTGGCAGTGGCCTGCCGATGTGCTGGCGACTCGCGGCGCGGTGCAGGGCCAGACGATCAACGCACGGCCCTGCCTGACAATCAACAAACTGCCGCAGCATGTGCGTCAGGTGACAAACGACCAGCGGCAGAACCGCCCAGGCGCCAAGGTCATCCCCGTGGACGACAACGCTGACGTGGAAGTCGCCGACATTTTCAACGGCATGATCCGGCACATCGAATACATCTCAGACGCTGACGTGGCCTACGACACGGCCTGCGAAAACCAAGTGTCCTACGGCGAAGGCTACTTGCGTTTGCTCACAGAGTACTGTGACGACAACACCTTTGACCAAGACATCAAGATTGGCCGCATCCGCAACTCGTTCTCGGTCTACATGGATCCGATGATCCAAGACCCGACTGGCGCGGACGCTAAGTATTGTTTCATCACCGAAGACCTGACCCGTGCAGAGTACGAGCGTCAGTACCCAGACGCAGCGCCCATTACAACTTTGCAATCTTTGGGTGTGGGCGACCAGTCGATCAGCAACTGGCTCAACGAAGACACGATCCGCGTTGCGGACTACTACTACATTGACTACGACCGCACTACGCTGAACCTGTACCCTGGCAACATTACCGCTTTTGAGGGCACACCCGAGGACAAGCAGCTAAAAGCTATTTACGGCAAGCCCAAGCGCAGCCGCGAGGCTGACCGCCAAAAGGTCAAGTACTGCAAGATTAACGGCTACGAAATCCTTGCGAAACGCGATTGGGCGGGCAAATACATCCCCGTGATCCGCATCGTTGGCAACGAATTTGAAGTCGATGGCCGGTTGTATGTGTCGGGCTTGGTGCGTAACGCCAAGGATGCCCAGCGCATGTACAACTACTGGGTCAGCCAAGAAGCTGAGATGCTGGCCTTGGCCCCCAAAGCGCCATTTATCGGCTACGGCGGTCAGTTTGAGGGCTACGAAGACAAGTGGAAGACCGCAAATACGACCAACTGGCCGTATCTGGAGGTCAACCCAGACGTCACAGACGGCCAAGGCGCTGTCTTGCCACTGCCAGCTAGGGCACAGCCACCGATGGCCTCCAGCGGCCTGCTGCAAGCCAAAGCGGGCGCATCGGAGGACATTAAGTCCACAACCGGCCAATACAACGCTTCTTTGGGCATGGGTTCCAATGAGAGAAGCGGCAAAGCAATTCTTGCGCGTCAGCGCGAGGGCGATGTGGGCACATACCACTACGGCGACAACTTGGCCCGTGGTGTTCGGCATGTGGCCCGCCAGCTTGTGGACTTGATCCCAAAGATTTACGACACCCAGCGCATTGCTCGCATCATCGGTGAAGATGGCGAGACAAAAATGGTCAAGATCAACCCTGACCAAGACCAGCCAGTCAACAAGATCGTTGACGAGCGCGGCATTGTGATGGAGAAAATCTACAACCCTGGCGTTGGTAAGTACGATGTGGTGGCTACCACCGGCCCAGGCTACGCGACCAAGCGTCAAGAGGCGCTGGAGGCAATGGCTCAACTGTTGCAAGGCAACCCGCAACTGTGGGCGGTGGCCGGCGACTTGTTTGTCAAGAACATGGACTGGCCTGGTGCTCAAGAGATGGCAAAACGCTTTGCCAAGACCATTGATCCGAAGTTTATGTCTGATGGTGAGGACAATCCAGAACTGCAAATGGCGCAGCAGCAGATGCAGGCTATGGGCCAAGAGATGGAGCAGATGCACCAGATGATCCAGAATGTCGGCAAGTCCATTGAGATGCAAGACATGGAGCGCAAGGACTTTGAGGCGCAAGTCAAGCTGTACGAAGCCGAAACCAAGCGTATTGCCGCTGTGCAAGCTGGCATGACTGAGCAACAAATTCAGGACATTGCTATGGGCGTGGTTGCTGCGGCGATGGAGTCGCAAAGCATGATGAACCAAATGCCTGAGATGCGTGAGGAATCCATGCCTATGGAAATGATGCCACCTGAACAACAAATGGGAATGCCACAATGAAACCCGCTGATTTTTTAGGTTTGCTGTTTCTAGCCCGTGATGTGACGCACAGCGTTCACTTGAACACCCGCAGCTTTAGCAAGCATGAGGCACTCAACATTTTTTATAACCGCATCGTGGGTGCGGCTGATGATTTTGCCGAAGCCTACCAAGGCCGTCACGGCTTGATCGGCCCGATCACCCTGCACTCGGCAAAGAAAACGAGCAACGTCATTGAGTTTCTAGAGGACTCGTTGGCTGAGATTGAAGCGGCTCGGTACACTGTCTGCGATAAATCAGACTCATCACTACAACAGTTGATAGATAATATCGTTGAGATTTATTTACGCACTTTGTACAAACTTCGTTTTTTAGCCTAAGGAGCCGATATGGAACTACTCAACCCACTGGCAGATGCTGATTTTCCAGCCAAATCTATTTCGTACACCGGCTCTGCTGGTGTGACGGGCACATGGTCTGCTGGCCCTCAAGGCGTTGTGGTTTGGTCTGACCAAGCCTGCTACGTCTTGGTTGGTGAAGGCGTTACCGCTACCACATCAAGCACCCCCGTCCCACCGTTCACCCCAATTCCATTCAAAGTGCCACAAGGCACTGGCGGTCAATGGCGTGTAAGCGCGATTCGTGTGTCTGCTGACGGCACGGTGTACGCTAAACCAATGAACTCGCAATGAGTTACTTTGGCATCCCTATTCGGAACGGTGTTGCCATCGGTATTGGCAATATTATTTCCCTTTTGTCGGGGTATGCTAGCGCAACGGTGCAGGGCAATCTTTTGACCGAAATTGGCGACAATCTTGTGCAAGAAGATGGCGGCTTAATTCTTTTGGAGTGATAAATGGCTGACAAGAAAATCTCTGCGCTAGCAAGCGCGTCTGTCCCCCTTGCAGGCACTGAGGTATTGCCGATTGTGCAAAGCAGCGCAACTGTCAAGGTAAGCGTTAACGGCCTGTTTACTAACCCAACAGTGACCAACTATGTTGAGGCTGTTGTTGCCATCGGCACTGTGGCTAGTTCATCAACCCTGGCGCTGACCAATGGCACGGTGCAAACCGCAACTTTGACGGCATCTACAGCTTGCACATTCACAATGCCAACTGCTACGGCTGGCAAGTCTTTTGTGCTGCTGCTTAAACAGGCCGCAGCCACTGGCAACGGCACAGCAACATTCACCGGCGTGAAATGGGGTTTGGCTGGCGCACCAACAATTACAGCAACTGCTGGCAAGATGGACATCCTGACCTTTATTGCTGACGGCACTAACTGGTACGGCTCAATTGCCCAAGGGTACACACCATAATGTTTGCCGCTAAAAACTTCTTGCTGGCGGGCGGCGCTAGCACCGTTTCCGCTGACTTCCTTGTTATTGC